TCAAATGGTTAGCGGATGGTACGTTCCTAATACTGGTGGAGCCGCGCTTGGCGCGTTGCAAAATATCATTGGTGCGTATCAAGAAAGCGGCGCTAGAGAAGATTTAGATAAAGCAGAGCGTGAAAAAACAGCCGCTACTATTAGGGGGTTAAATTCTATGGGAATGGAAGCGCCACCAGAAATGGCGTTGCAGGCTGGGGCGCCAGAGCAAAAACCATCTTGGTGGGATAAAACTTCTGCTTTTGTTACAGGAGGCGACCAACCTCAATCAGTTCCTGCACAGCCTATGGCGCAAAATGTAGCTAAAGGCGTGTCGTCTGAAGATATAGACCGTCAATCATTAGCGATGTCAGTTGTTAATCCTGAAGTTGGCGCTATGGCGCAGACTATAGGTAACAATCAAGCTAATAGAGAAGCGCGAAGAATAGCCGCTCAAGACACCGCAGACCTTAGACGGTGGATGTTGTTGCAAACTGAGCAAGGCAGAAATACTCGACAAGACAAAAACATTGACTTTAAAGGTAAAGAAGGCGATTTAAATCGGCAAAATCACATTGACATACGCATGATTCCTTCACCAAATAGCGGCGGTACGCCTTCATATTCTTCGGTGTCATTGCCGGACGGCTCTGTTGGCGTCATTGACCATCGTACAGGGGAAATCAAGCCTTACGCCGCTGCTGGCGGAGCGTTGGGGGGCGGGGCTAAACCGTTTACAGATTCAGAAATTGCTTCTTTTGGGCAACTTTATAAAGGGCAACAAGCCGGAATAAACCCTAGAATCCCTGCCAAAACTCAACTTCGTTACCAAGAGTGGCTAGCTAAAAATGGCGGCGATGTTAATGATATTGTAAGCGGAAGCGCTGCCGCTAAGGCTGGTACATCAGCATTAGGAGCGCAAACTAAACAATTTGAAGCCGCTAAGAATTTTAGTGATACGTTTGATAAAAATGCTCAAATGGCACTTGAATTTAGCGATACCGTTGCGCGGACTAAATCTCCAATAGCTAATCAACTTATCCAGTCATGGCAGTCAAGCGGCGTTCAAAACCCTGAATTGAAATCGTTTAAAAACGCTACCGAAACTGCCGTTAATGAGTATGCTAAAATTATGTCCGGCAGCACGGGGTCTTCAGCCGTATCTGTTGCAGCAGCTAAACACGCTCGTGAAATGTTAAGCACTGCCGACAGCCCTGAAACATATAAAATGGCTATTCAAACTTTACGACGAGAAGCTGATAACAGACTTGAAAGTTTTAAAACAGGCACTGCCGACATTAGCGCTCGACTTGCTAATCCTCAACAACCTGTTCAACAACCCGTACAACAACCCGTACAACAACCCGTACAACAACCCGTACAACAACCCGTACAACAAGCGCCTGTGGGCATACCTCCACAAACCGACATTATGGCTGAAATGCGCAGACGAGGGCTTGTAAAATGACCAATTTAAACAAATTATCTGATAACGATTTAATGGCGTTGTCTAATAACGATTTAACTAAAGTAAGCGATGAAGGGTTATTGCATTTAAGTGGCGCGCAAACGCAGGAAGCGCCTAAACAAGAACCGTCAATGCTAAACCGGTTCATGGAGCATCCTGTAGATACTTATGCTCAAGAGGTACAAAATTTAGCTGGAGGTGTTGCAGGCGGGGTAGCAAATACGGCTATTAACGCGGCTAATTTAGTTCAAGCAGTGCCGTCTGACAAAGCAACGGAGTACAAAGCGGCAGTTCAGCAAAAGTTGGCGGATTTAGGTGTTAAGCCTGAAAGCGGCGCGTATGGCGCGGGGCAAGTAGGTGGCGAAATAGCTGCAACATATCCTATTGGCGGTGCATTAGGTGGAGTTGCAAAGTTAGCTAAAGCACCTGAGCGGATTGTTCAAGCGTTAAAATCAGGTGGGCTAAGCACCGGCGGCGAAAAAGGATTTACTAAGAATTTGATTGCTAAAACAGTTGCAGGCGCTGACGTGGGGGCACTTACAGGGCAATTAATAGCGCCTGAAGAAGATGGAGGGTTTACGGGCGGCGCTGTAGGTGCAGGCGTAAGCGCGGCAACATCTGTCATTAATCCCGCCGCTAAATTAGGCTATAGAATTGTTGAGCCTGTGTTTGAACGCGGGCGTGAAGCCATGGCAAGTAGAAAAATGCGTGATATTGCAGGCGGCGCGGAAAATATACCCGGCATGGTTGAGCAATTACGAAGCGGAGGTCTTACCCCCGAACAATTAGCGGTAAAAATGGATTCTCCTGAATTAGCGGGGTCTATTAGAACGTCAGAAGAATTGCACCCTAAAGAATGGGGTGCTAAACGCGCTGCTGAAGCTGAAGCGTTGGCTTCAAAAGTAAATCAAGCGCAAAGCTCACTTAGCGCTATCCATCAAGGTGAAATACCTATTAGTGGCGTAAGCGCTAATGCGCCATATCAAAACGTGCGTGACGCGGTAATTGCACAAAAAGGCGCTCTTGAAGATACTAAAGCCGCTCGTACAGCGGAATTATTACGACAAGCTGAAACAGAGCAAGCAGGTCTTAATGAAGCAAAGCAGCAAGTGGCTAGTACAGTTGCGCAACCTGCTCAACGTGAAATTGGGCAGTCTATCGTTGCGCGTAAAGTAGCGTTAGAAGATGAAGCTAAAGCCTTAGTAAGCCCTATATACAAACAAGCCTACGAGCTTGCGCCTGAACCTTTTAGCGTTCAACCGTTAATTGATAAAGCATCTCAAATAGCAGATAAAATTTCTACCGCTATCAATAAAGATACCGCTCCTTTGACAGATAAAGCGCTTACCGTATTTAAACAAAAAGCAGAAGAAGGCCCTGCAATTCTTGACGCCAGAGGCAATCCAATGAAAAAGACGTCCGAGGGCATACCTCATGCGGCTAAATTGGAAGACCTTAAAGAGCTTCGCAGTGTCGTATTAAAAGAAGCAAGAAATCTTAAAGGCGACCCTAAAGCAGGGCTTACCATAGCTAATTTAGATTTATTAAGACAGGGTATTGAAGAATCTATTGCTAAACACGCACCAACTGAAGCACGAACCGTTTTTAATCAAGCCAATGAGCTTTACAGAACAACTGTTGCAGAACCGTTTAAAGAAGGCGCAGTGTCTAATTTGACGCGTCAAACAAGTAATGCTCGGCCTAAGATAAGCCCTTCGGATGTAACGGAGCGAATGCTTCAGCCAGATAGAGCGGCAGACTTTATTCGTGCGTTTGGTAATGACCCAGAAGCGCTACAAGCTATTGCAACTGGCGTTGAAGGTAAATTTAATGCCGAAGTTGTGCAAGGTGGAAAGTCTGCGGAAAAATTCTTAAAAGATAATCGTGAAGCATTAAAAACGCTTGATTCTACTGGAGCGGGAATTGAAAACCGATTAAGTGAAATTGTGCGTAACTTTGAACCTATTGAAGCAAATCAAACCGCGCTTGGTGAGCAAGTTAAAGCAATTCCTAAAGTGGTCGATGAATCGGTAGCTAACCGACAGCGGATTATTAGTAAATCTGCCAAAGACTTAAGCGGCGTGACTGACGCAGAGAATTTAGCTAAAGTAGCCGTTAGTGGCGATGCTCGCTTGATGGGGCGCATATTGCACAAAATGTCGCCTGAAGCTAAACCCGAATTGGCAAAGCAAGTCATCAATAATGCGTTTGAGCCTATTACAGCAGGCGTTGAAAATGCAGGCGCTAAAACGGCTAAAGCGTTAGAAAACTCGCGTATCGCGGTAGCACTAAAAGCGACTTACGGTAAAGAAGAAGGCGCAGCTAAATTGGCTGACTTTAAAGAAACCGCGCACGTTCAATCAATGATTGAAAAAGTTAAAAAAGAAGCACCTGCGCACCCATATGCCACCGCGCAAGCGTTAGACAACTTGACTGAAGGTAAGCCTCAAGTTAAACGTGCAGTAGAAGATATATTGGCTACGCTTAGCGACCAGCGGAAATTTGCTGAATTGGCGTCTAGCGGACGTAAAGCAAAAGAAGGAACAATTAAAATGGCGACTGAAGCTACGCCGACGTTACCTTTTTCGTTAACTGAAGGCTTTTCGTTAGTTAAATGGATTCACACTTCTTTATTAAAATCAGCAGACGCTAAACTTGCAGATAAAATTTCTAAAGAATTGATGTCGTCAGAAGCGTTTGCTACTGCGCTAGAACGCGCTCAAAAAGCTGAGGAATACGCAATTCCCTCTGCTGCTATAGAATATGGTAGAATCCTTCCACGCACTGCTGCTGGCGCAGTCACCTCAATAACAGGAGTAAAATAATGGCTTTTAATGGCTCTGGGACATATAACCTGCCTGCTGGCAACCCCGTTGTTACCGGCACAACGATTTCATCATCAACAACTAACACAACCAACAGTGACATTGCAACGGCGTTGACAAACTGTATCACGCGTGACGGTCAGTCTACGCCGTCAGCTAACTTGCCAATGAACGCTAAGAAACTCACAGGTCTTGCCGCTGGCACGTCTGCTGGGGACAGTGTGCGCTATGAGCAAGTAGTGCTTTCGGCTTCATTAGGTACAAACGTAGCAACGTTTCTTGCAACACCCTCAAGTGCAAATTTAGCTGCTGCGTTAACGGATGAAACTGGAAGTGGGGCTGCAGTTTTTGCTACCTCCCCCACTCTTGTAACTCCCGTGCTTGGCACACCTTCTAGCGGTACTTTGTCATCTTGTACGGTTGATGGAACAAATGGCGTTGGTTTTAGAAATATCCCTATAAACAGCCAAAGCGCCGCTTACACAGCGGTACTAGCGGATTCTGGTAAGTGTATTTTTCACCCAAGCACTGACGCTAATGCGCGGACGTTTACTATCCCTGCAAATAGCTCAGTAGCGTATCCAATTGGCACAGCTATTTCTTTTGTTAATATGACTTCACAAGTGGTTAGTATCGCAATCACAACAGACACGATGTATTTAGCTGGTACAGGCACAACAGGTACACGTTCACTTGCTCAGTACGGCACAGCAACAGCGTTAAAAATTGAATCTAATAAATGGATTATTTCTGGTGCGGGGTTGACCTAATGAGTGGGATTCAACAAATGTTAACGGGCGGGACTTATAAACCGGCAGGGCCAACTGTTATTGGTCAAGCGTTTGGCGGGGGTTTTTATGCTGGACAAATATCAACTACAGCAAATGGTGTAGCTGATTATTATTTAATTGTTGCACCTAAAGCAACTGGGCAAAATACTAGTAAAACATGGGGGCCTACGGGGGTATCAACAGGTGTAACGTCTGTAATTGCTGGACCTACAAATAGCGCATCTTTAGCGGCATTAGGGGCAGCATATCAAGCAGCAACCTTTTGTGAAGGCTTAACTATTGGAGACTACTCGGATTGGTATCTACCTGCAAAAAACGAACTTGAAGTTTTATACTATTTTTTAAAGCCTTCCTCGCTTTCTAATAATACAGACGGGGGTAACAATGTCAATGCTGTGTCACCAGAACCAATTAGCACTTTTTATACAAGTGGTTCACCAGCTCGAACAAGTGCAACTAATTTTCAAATGATAGGAGGAGGAAGTGAAGCATTTGCAGAAGAACTTTATTGGACATCTTCAGAGCGTACCGCTAATTACGCATGGTCTCAACTTTTTTCGACTGGACTTCAAGACGATAGTAGGTTTAAAAATTATAGCGCATATGCATATGTTAGAGCAGTTCGCAGAATACCCGTATAAAAACAGGAGAACATTATTATGTACATACAACTAACAAACATCGACGCAGACACAGGTATTCTTTGCACAGAAGCTCCGATGCGAACTGGTCCAGTTTTACCAGACGTAAAGGGGTATCAATTTATCTTTGCAAAAGAGTCTGTTTACCCTATTGATACTAACGCTGATGGTTCGTATGCTGAAGCACCTCTTTATTATGGAACGTGTGATGATGATGCAGATACAACACTAGTAGGTGTTTTAAAAGTGCTAACACAAGTTGAATTTGATGCGGATAAACAGGCAGAACATCAAGCTAGAAAGCCATACCCTTCATGGGTTGGTGATATTGATACTATGTCATGGCAACCGCCTGTAACGTATCCACAAGACGGAAAATACTATCAATGGGATGAATCAATAATTAACTGGGTTGAGGTAGCTTAATGGAGCATTTTATCTCTTTACTGTTCCTTGCACGGGATGTCGCGCACCGTGAGCATTTGCGGACGCGTAGCTTTGCCGCGCACATAGCGCTTAACGACTTTTATCATGAGATTATCGAGCAAGCGGACGGCATTACAGAGGCGTATCAGGGCAGCTATCAGCTCCTTAAAGACCTTGAGATTATCGGCAGTAAAAACGTCGATAATATTGAAGACTTCTTAAAGAAACAAGTGACGTGGATTGATGAAAACCGCTATAAAGTTTGCGGTAAAGATGACACGCCAATTCAAAACTTGATTGACGGTATTATGGAAACCTATTTTACCGTTCTTTATAAACTTAGATTCTTGAAGTGAGGTCGAGATGCCCGACGAAGCCTGCCGCCTTGCTAAAGTAGAACAGCGCATTGATGCGCTAGAAGAAGTGTTTGATGACAGAGGGAAAAAGTTAGATGCTATCATAGCCGCGCTTGACGAAATGAAAACCGAGCAAACGCGCTACAAAGGCTTTATCGGCGGTATCGTATTTACCATTGGAGCGATATTTTCTTTTATTGCTTGGTGGACGAGTAAGTAATGGAGTTCTTACAGTTTGCTTCGGACGTAGGATTTCCTATCGCGGCGGCGACTGGCGGAATGTATTTTGTCTACCTGACGCAAAAATTCTTGCTCGATAGTGTGCTTGAGAAGATTAAAAGCCTAATAGGCATCATCAAGCAACTTGATAAGCGCGTTACCGCTATGTCATGTGACATCACCAAAATTGATGATTTGGCGTCAACGGCGCTTAACATACCGCAAGAAAAAGACAGACCAAGACCGCCTCCTGTTGAGAGGAAAGATTAATGGACGCCGATGCAATCGCTAAATATATTAACCAGTATGGATTCCCAATTATCGCTGCTGGCGGTATGGGTTATATTGTCTACTTTGTATGGCTTTGGGCAACCACCGTCGTAAAGCCTATTCTGCAAGAAGCCACAGACGCGCTAATTGAGCTAATCGACCAAGTGCGGGTGCTAGATAACGACATGATAAGACTGACGCAAAAACTGACCACTATTCTATTGCTACGGGAAAAGAAATGAAGATAGGTGAAAAAGGGTTAGCCCTAATTAAAGAATTTGAAGGTTGTAAGCTGCAAAGCTATAAATGCCCGGCAGGTGTTTGGACGATTGGCATAGGCTCAACTCGCTACGCTGACGGAACACCTGTAAAAGTCAATCAGGCGCTACCAACCGAAGCGGCGGCTTTGCATTTGCTTGCGCAAACGCTTGCTCCATACGAACACGCTGTAAACGCGGTTAAGGTCGAGCTAACGCAGAACGAGTTTGATGCGCTGGTATGCTTTTGCTATAACATTGGCACGGGCAACTTTGTTTCGTCAACGCTTGTTAAGATGCTAAAAGCCGATGAACCTAAGTCTGAAATAGCGGCGCAGTTTCTGCGCTGGAACAAGGCTGGCGGTAAAGTATTAGCCGGTCTTACTCGACGCAGAAATGCAGAAGCGGAGTTGTTTTTAAGCGAGTAAATCATCACGTTCACGAGTTGCGCGAAGGATGCAATAGCGCTGATGCAATCGCACTAAGATAGAGCGTCTACGTTTACCGTGACGCTCTGACTCAATCATCACCTGTAATTCACCTTCTGTGTAAGTATTCAAATTAAAGAAGATGTCGCGCCATGTTAAGTTGTTCATTTTAATTCCTCTAAGGCAATATCTGAAATTGCGCGTTTGTCATGTAGACTTGCAAATATGCGCTCGTCTACGGTTTTGTCTGTTAGCAGTACATAGCAATATACGGCGTTCTTTTGTCCACTACGGTGCAATCGTCCAATGGTCTGCTCATATCTATCAAGTGACCAAGGAAGCGACAGGAACACCATTTTACTGCCGCCAAATTGAAGGTTTAGCCCATGCCCCGCTGATTTAGGGTGAACGAGTAACAATTCTACCCGCCCTGCGTTCCACGATGAGATAACACCTTGCTGGTCAATTGTCCGCGCGTTTGGGTATCGGCGTTTAAGTTCTTCAAGCTCTGCTTGAAAGTTGTACACAATAATCGTATTGGCGTGTTGGTTTTCTGCCAGTATTTCATCAAGCCGGTCAAACTTGTGGCGCGAGAACCATGCGGCGGGTTGCCCTTCAATGTAGGAAAACCCACTAGCCATTTGCTGTAGCTTGTTCACCACCACAGCGGCGTTAACCGCTATGATTTCTTTATCGTCGTAATACACCACAAAGTCTTTCTTCATCTCTTTGTACTGCTTCATATCCATCGCGCATTTGACTGGCACAACGTTAAGCGGGGGTAAAGTATCCATATACTCTTGCGTGTCGATAAGGTACGTTGCAGGCTTAATTACCGCCATCACGTCACGCAGTGAAGTGGACTTAGCTACCCATTCACCAAAGTCTTTGTTAAGAAGCACAAAATACGTTTGAAGAAAGGCGGTCTTAGATTTTCCAAGTAGCGCTGTGTCCACTATCTTGCATTGCCCAAATACGTCTTCAAGTCCGTTACTGGTGAATGAGCCGGTAAGCCCCCACTTAACTTTAAAGTCTTTGATTAACCCAAATAGCGCTTTAAAGCGTTTGCCTGAGGGATTCTTTAAAACCGTCAACTCGTCAAACACTATGCCGTCAAACCCCGCCAACGGAGGCGTTGTTTGCAGTGTATCGTAATTAGTCACCACTACCTGCGTTGGTTTGTTGAACGCTATCAACCGCTGCGCGTAAGAGCCAACGGCGATAGATACTGTCAGATTTGGCGCCCACTTGGTCGGCTCTATCGTCCACACGTCCGTGCAAACACGCTTTGGCGCTATCACTAAGAACCGGCGTACTCTGCCCGTGTCGAGCGCCTCCTTCATGGCGGTTAGCGTTATCGCTGTTTTGCCTGCCCCCACTGGGGCGAGAATCATGCCCTTGTCTATTTGGCTCAAAAAGGCAACAGCTTCTATCTGATTGGGTCTTAGCATTGATAAATTTCCATCTTAAATACGCCGTTTGTGGGTGGTCTGCCATCATTGGAATGGTGCAGCAAGAGGTATAGCATATCCACACCCCCTTCATCGTTTTGAGCTTTGGTTTCATCTATCCCGCCAAGGCAACACAATGTCGCTAACCTTTAGGGGGATAAACGGTACAGAATCTAGCCATTTAAGCAAATTCATGTAGTTTTCCATATCTTCGCCACGAAGGCCTTTAATGGTTGGGTCTTGGTCAACAGGGCCACTTTTAAACGCATACATTAGAAATTCTCCAATTTGATTAGTCTGTCTAAATACCATCTTGCTTTGCGTAAATCTTCAACACCGCCTTTTTCTCTAAAGCGCCATTGATACTTAAAAACATTACCGCGCAGATACCCACGAAATTCATCTTGCGTAAGCATTGCTTCCATCGCGTCGATGCACTGCATCTTGTCGCCTTGATAATGTGCTGGCGCGTTTACACTATCGCTTTCATGTACACTGTCACCTTTTAGCATAATGTCATCTCCCAACGTTTAGGCACTAAATAGTGCGTTCTTAGAAATTCCATAAAATGCTGATTACGTCGCCTGCCCATTGGGCGTTTAGGTTTGCTTCTGGTTTCTTCGTCACGTTGTTTTTTAGCCATCAATTTAGCGCAGTTTGCTTCCAGTAAACTTTTACGAAAATACGCGCGAGAGTATCCATTTTCTATTCGACGAATAAACGGTTCTCCGCGCATGAGCGCTGACACGCTAGGGTAGCGCAAATCGTTTTCATCACAGAAGTCAATCATGGTCATCTCATCTTCACCTGCTTTAATAACCTTGATGTTACTAATGCTTAGGTTGCACGGGTTGCCGTCTAAATACTCTACTGCGTCAGTATGCTTCGGATACCATCCATAAGCTAAAAACACGGCAATCTTCCACGCTAGAAAATAGGAGTGCATACCGCTTTTCTTGACGTTAATGGTGGCGTTTTTGTTTTTCCAGTTAAGCGCGGCAGGCGTATTTGCGCCGCCTTTGTAAAAGTGTCCGGTGTTACTGTTGTATCGTATTGCGCTTCTTATAATTTCTAAATCTTTATCTTTCATTTCCACTTACCACGTCAAAAAATCGTAATCTGTCGTTCATCGATAGGTTGTTTAGTGCTTTGTATAGCTTGCGCGTTTCGCCGTTGTGCTGACGTATCAAACGTTTGCATCTTGCACGAAAGCGTTGCTCGTTAAGCTCATTAATTAAGCCAAGCGTAAACACTTCGCTAGTAAATCTGTCTTTTAAAAAAGGGCTAAGCCCTATAAATATTTGTGAAATGTTCATCTTTGGTGCCGTATATCGTTAAAAATGGGTCTTCGTTCTTTGCAGCGGTCACACTCGCGGTAACCAAGGCTATTATATATGCGCCAATGGTCATGTTTACAGTCAACCGCTGTTGGCGCAGGCGTCACTGGTGATACGGGTTTTACTAATGACATAGCCAAATTCCTGTTAGAAATAATATCCCGATATAAAACATGAGCGCCGCAATGTCATCGATTTGCATTACCCTTCCTCCAGTGCGCGAAGCATTAGTTTTAGCTGCTCGATTTCTTTGAGGAGTTGAAGTTTAATTTTCTTCAGCTCCTTTTTGTTTTTCTGAGCCATTTCTAATCTTTTAAAGCATTCTTCTTTTGTCATTTTGACACCTCTTTTGCTATACGCTCACCAATCCACGCAACCACTGGTACTGCCCAGCTATTGCCTAATGCTTTATATCGTGGCCCATCTGGACAATCCTCAGCGGATTTATTACGCCAAGGTATCTGTGTGTAACCATCTGGAAATCCTTGGAGGCGTTCGCACTCTGTTGGCGTTAATCTGCGGACTGCCATTTGTGTCATCAACATAGGTGTATTTCTACCGCTTGCGTTACTATTAGTATTTAGCGTATTAAACACATCCCCAACTCTACATTCACCTAATTGATTCTGAGCAAAAGACTGTGCTACAAATTCACGCTCACCACCTTGCCGTGAACCTTGGCCTTTGTAATATGACGCATCAAGTGGGCCTGCTACATCAAACATGGTATGAACAACATTTGTACCAACACCAGCGTTAGTTAACGTATTGGTTACATTGGTTTCATTCACATACAAACCGCCATCTGGTCGGTCTTTTCGTGTGCCGTTGGCATCGCAAAAAGTTATGTTGTATGCAACAGCATGGCTGTGCGCTTTAGTGATTGTTGGTGATGGGTCTGTTTCTAGTCCAATACCACTTCCCATTCTAGGTTTCAAATCGTCCGATGGTCTACCAAGCATAGTCATAGTGTTTAAAGGAATTACGTTTACTATTAAATCAGTCGCATCCTTATAATCCCTAGCAGCGCAAGTGCTTGCAACATCTTCAGTGCTATATTTACCTATGCGTTGTTTGTTGTATGTATATATAAGCGACTCACTGCCACCACCTAAATCACCACCATTAGCTCTTAGAGTTCCCACACCTTCTTTATATTGAGCAAAACTACACGGTGTAAACGATGTTAGTTTGCCATGGTTTCCAACGCTTTCTTCAGCATTGGTGGCAACTGTTTCCCTCTTGTTTCTGCCCGGCGCAGTATCCCTGCGCAAGCCATCGAACTCAAAAAGAACTTCTGCTGGATTAAACCCGTTTCTAGCACTTGCGACAACAAACACACGCTTGCGTCGTTGTGCCAATCCGAAATATTGGGCATCGAGGACGCGCCACGCGACTGCTCTTTTGGGTCCAAGCACCATACCAGCGTTTGTCCATTTTTTCCCTGATGGCTTAAGTTCACCATCTTCTCCTGCGAGTCCAGCCAGAAAACATCCGAAGGCATTGTCTTTGGTGTTGAGAACTCCGGGTACGTTTTCCCAGAAGATGACTGAGGGAATGCTTCTAACTGAGTCGATTGCATCTGCTATCTCACAAAATGTTAATGATAAATTTCCTCTTGCGTCATCAAGAGAGTTTCTATTTCCAGCAATGCTGAATGCTTGGCAAGGTGTACCTCCACAGAAAATATCTGGTGCTTCAATTTCACCAGAAAGAATTTTCTCTGGTAGCTGCGTCATATCACCAAGGTTTGGCACATCGGGGTAATGATGTGCTAATACGGCTGAAGGGAACGGTTCTATCTCGGCAAGCCAAGATGCACTCCAACCCAGTTTATTCCAAGCTACACTAGCGGCTTCAATGCCGCTACAAACTGAACCAAATTTCATTTTGACACCATATTACCTTGCACATCGCGCGTCATTTCATAAACGCCATACACTTTGTTGTCACGAAACATAAACTCGCCAATGTTAGTTTTAATAATGTTTTGATACTGCCTGTGTGTTGCGTAAATTGTTAACGTTGACGCAACAGCGCCGATTAGAAACGCGCCAATGGCTATGTATAAAAGTTCATCTTTCATTTTTTCTTTCCTTTGATTAGCGCTTTGATTTCGTCTAAATCGGTAACGCGCCACAAAAATGAGGGTGCGCCTGCTTCGGAAAATCGTTTACTGCCTATTGGAAATACACCTGACCGGCGAATATGGTAATCCATGCCAGAGCGACTGATTTTATATTGCGCACAGTATTTTTTTATTGTTGTTTCAGTCATTGTCTGCCCCATTTACAGGCTTTTCAATTGATACCAAATCTTTTCGCCCAAGCATCAAATTATCTTCAGTTACCCAAAATAAAGCTACTTTTGCTATTGCGGTGTTTTTTGGGGCTTCAGTCCAATCTATTTTAATTTCTATATCGTTCATTCTACTACTCCCATAGCGCTGTCGTTACAGACAGCCATAATTACTCGTGTGGGGCGTTTGCTCATTTGATACGCGCCAATGACAAGACCCCATTCTTCACGCGCGTTTGTACACGCTTTCATCGAATCATACGGTATGGTGTTGGTTGTGTACGCAATCGTTTCGTGCGTAGTCGTTTTGCCGCGTTTGTCGATATTAGTATCGACGGTTAAGAATGACAATGTTAAAACTAACGATGCGCTCATCTCATCACCTGTTTCATGATTTTACGAAGGCGTGTAATTTCAGTTAGCGCATTGAGGTGCAAACGCGTCATTAGCAAGAAGCAAAACAGCATAATAAGGTATGCTAAATTGCTTTCATCAAGGTATTGTAAAAATTCAATCATTGTTCTCTCTCCAGTTGTTAATATCTTCTTTGCTCCAAAGACAAGCGTACTTTTGATTAAGTTTGCCCATGTCTGATGCAAAGAGTTGTTGCAGTGCTGACAGCTTGCCACCTGCGGTTTTAAGCTCAATAAACCATGTACTGCCATTAGGTAAACACACGATTCTATCTGCCACTCCCCGACAAGCAGGGGAGGTGAACTTATATGATTTGCCGTCCATTTCTTTGACGACTTTTATTAAGTATTTTTCAATGTCTTTTTCTAACATGGCTAAAGTTTATCATTGCAAACTTTTCTTTGCAAACTTTTTTTGATATACTGCAATCTCATTAAACAATTAGAGGTGAGTTATGAGTAAAGAAAGAGAGTTGTTAAAAAGAGTGCGAGATACACTGCGCGGATTAGAAGAAACCCACTATGACCTTTATTGGGATATACAAGCTGAACTAGACCTAGCACCACAAAAACGTGAGCCTGCACAAACGGCACGCGAGATGTATCAGCGGGGCTATGCAAAAGCCAAGGATGATTTAAAGCGTGAACAAGATGTCGTTATTCAAAAACTGGCTGAACACCTTGAAAAAGTTTTATTTGCATGGGGAATGGGTAGACCGCTATCAGAAGAAAATGATTTGTATATGAATGCCCATTATTATTTAAAAGGATTGAGAGATGATGCCAATGACTAAATGCGGTAAGTTTTATTACTACGGCAGGAAGTCACGAGTGAAGATGATGGATGATTTAAACCTGCGGTACGACATAGATAAAGACCATGTAAGAAATTATTTAAAACACTTTTGGAGAACAGTAAATGAGCCATTCAAGTATTGCCGGCGGTAGCACCGCCAAACGAGTTATCGCGTGTCCTGCCAGTGTTAAGTTGGTGCAACAAATGCCACCTAAACCATCGTCATCATATGCCGATGAAGGTACGCTTTGCCACCTTGCAATGGAAAAGTTACTCACTGAGGATAACTTCAACATCTACAGTTTGTCGTATGCAGGTATTGATATGACAACTGAGCTGGCAAAAGAAAAGATTGAACCGGCGCTGGCGGCGCTTGATGAAATTGACCCAACTAAGAGTATGGAGTTTACCGTTGAAGCTAACGTAAGCTACGGTGATTTTTTGCCTGACGTGTTTGGTAGCGTTGACCTTATCGGTAGATTAGGTGACCGCGCTGTCATATTAGATTGGAAATTTGGCAGTGGTGTTAGCGTGGAAGTGGAAGAAAACGAGCAGCTCATGTTCTACGCCGCCGCAGCAATGCGCACAAAAGGGCTAGAATGGGTATTTGATGGCGCGGCGTATATTGAACTTGTGATTGTTCAACCCCCATCTGTTAAGCGCTGGAAAACTAATGCTAAACGCATTCGTGAGTTTGAGAAAACGCTTAAGAAAGCTATCGATTTGTCTGAAACACTTGATGCACCGTTAGCCAGTGGCAAACACTGCAAGTGGTGCGCGGCTAAACCAACTTGTCCGTTAATGACAGGTGAGGTAGATAGAGCGCTGAAAGCAACGCTAGATAATATTGATGCAGAATCTATTGCAAACTATTTACAACAAGCTGAAATTCTGGAACAATGGATTACCGATTTGAGAGCATTAGCGTTTCAAATGCTTGAAGCGGGCAAACCCGTCCCTAACTACAAACTTGTTGCAAAGCGGGGGACAAGAAAATGGACTAATGAGGCGCAAGCAGTCGAATCGCTTTTGGCTCTTGGTCTGACAAATGATGACATCTACGATTCCAAATTGGTTTCACCGGCGCAAGCAGAGAAGAAATTAAAGGCTCTGAAACTGCCCATGCCGGATGATGTTGTCGCAGTGGTATCTTCTGGCAGTACAATGGCGCACGAATCTGACCCGCGCCCTACTGTCTTACTAATCGGGCAACAATTAACAAACGCCCTCAATAAACTTTAAAGGTAAATTAAAATGACATCATTAACCGTATTTGGCAACGCCAACCTTCCAGCAGTTAACAGCATCTCTAACGCATTACGCAACATTCAAACTGACACCAATACTTCAGGTGGCGTGACTATCCTTAAAATGGACAGAACAGGTCACTGGGTATATGGCGCGTCTGAAACTGAAGTGGACAACGATAGCGTGTGGGCAGTTAACCCTTTTAGTTTCACGCACGGTTTTATTGCGTGGGGTGAAGGTGAAGTATTAGGAGAGAAAATGGTTAGCGTGACTGAGCCATTGCCACAAGTTGAGCCTGCGCCTGCCGCTGCTAAACGTGGCTGGGAAACGCAAGTGGGCTTCTCTCTCAAATGTATTGACGGTGAAGACAAAGGTGAAGAAGTACGCTACACAGTCACTAGTGTAGGTGGTAAACGCGCCGTGCAAACATTAGCAGTCAATATCGCTAATCAAGTAGAAACAGACCAAACTAAACCTGTTGCGGTAGTTTCGTTAAGCAAAGAGCATTATCAGCACAAAGCCTACGGGCGTATCTACACACCGATGTTTGACATCGTGGAGTGGATTAGCCTAGATGGTGAACCTGAAGACACACCCCAAGAAGTCATCGAAGATGACGCGCCTGCTACCCGCCGCAGACGCGCATAACCGATAAGGAGAAGGGCGGCTAAAAGGCCGCCTTTTTTTATGCCTATACTTTATATCGATTTTGAAACAAGAAGCGAATGTGATTTGCCTAAGCACGGCGTTTACAATTACGCGCAAGATTTGACCACTGACGTGCTGTGTATGTGCTACGCCTTTGATGATGGCAACGTGCAGACATGGACGCCTGATATGCCGTTTCCTGATGACGTGCGCAACTTCACGGGTCAGATACGGGCGCATAACGCCGCGTTTGAGCGTTTAATCTTTTGGTACGTTCTACAAATAGATTTCAAGTTGGAGCAGTTTTACTGCACCGCTGTGCAAGCACGGGCAAATTGCCTTCCGGGCAGTCTTGAAGATGTTGGTCGTGCTATCTCTAGCGAGATGCGCAAAGATTATCGTGGCAAAATGCTGGTTAAGCAGTGCTGCACTCCTCCTTTTAACACCAAGCTGTTGCCTGAGCTTATCGAGTATTGTCGCCAAGACGTGAGAACTATGCGAGCCGTGTCTACTGCACTGCGTCAGTTGACAAATGACGAGCTTGCAGACTATCACGTTAACGAGCGTATTAACGACGCGGGTGTTCTCGTGGACGTTGACTTGTGTCGCGCCGCAATGCGCTACGCCAGTGTTGAGCTTGAGGAAATCCAATCTCGCGTCGTGGAGCTTACTGATGGCGTAATTAAGTCTGTTCGTTCACCGAAGATGCGCGAGTGGGTGCTTGAGCGTGTTGGTTCTGTCGCTCGTGAGCTAATGTGGAATGGTGAGAAGTATTCTATCGACAAAAGCGTTCGCGCTAATTTGCTGTTGATGGACGACCCTGAAGAAATTCCGCCGCACGTTGCGGAGGTTATTCAATGCGCTGATGACTTGTGGGCGTCGTCTGTTGCTAAGTTTAGCCGTCTGCTTTCCCTTGCAGATTTTGAAGACCATCGTGTGCGTGGTGCGTTTGTGTTTAATGGTGGTAGTGCGACTGGTCGAGCGTCGTCTTATGGTGCGCAGGTGCATAACTTCACGCGTAAATGCGCTAAAGAGCCTCAGCGAGTGCGTGATGATATGGTCGTTGGGCGCAATATCGTTCCGGTGCATGGCAAGCGTGTGACGGACGTTCTCAAAGGTATGCTTCGCCCTGCGCTGATGCCTGCTATTGGAAACGTGTTCGTGGTGGCAGATTGGGCAGGTATTGAAGCGCGTGTGACGCCGTGGGCGAGTTTGCAGCATGGCAGTGAAGATGTGCTTAACGTGTTTCGCAGTGGCGAGGACATTTACGTTCGCGCCGCTGCCGGTATCTTTAACCGTCCGATGGATATGATAACGCCTGACCAACGTCAGATTGGTAAGGTGGCTATTCTGTCGTGCGGCTATATGGGCGGCGCGGGCGCGTTTGGCGCGATGGGTAAAGCGTATGGCATTTCACTGCCTGAAGCGGAGGCTAAACGTACCGTTGACGCGTGGCGTCGCAGTAACACTTGGGCGGTGCAGTATTGGGGTGAGCTTGAGCGAGCATATATGTGCGCCATGCGCCATAAGGGGCGTGAGTTTACCGCTGGTCGCGTGACGTATCTGTTTGACGGTGTGAATTTGTGGTACGCCCTGCCGTCTGGTCGGGTGCTATGCTACCCGTCGGCATATATTGAAGACGGGTCGGTATCTTACGCAAAGGCGGCGTGGAAACCCGCTGCTGATGCAGTCGAATGGCCGCGAGCTAGGCTATGGGCTGGACTCGCTTGTGAGAATATTACACAGGCGATTGCAAATGATTTACTTCGTGACGCTTTGCGTCGAATCGGGCATACTGTCGTGCTTCATGTTCACGACGAGATTGTGCTGGAAGTGAAAAAAGAAGACGCGGCGACAGCCGCGCAAGACTTGGAAACCGTGATGTGTAGCGCCCCTGCGTGGGCAGAAGGATTACCCTTAGCGGTTGGTGTATCAACATTAGAGAGATATGGAAAATGAATTTTATTAAGTATTTAGAGAGAATAGCACCTGAAGGCGAAACCGTCCTTCTAGTCAAACAAATTGCTAAAGATAACGGTCAGTTTGCATGGCCTGCTTATCTTCCTTCTCGATACGATGGCAAGGGCGCATGGTACGGCAATACCGCGTCGTTTATCACGTCGCGCTTTAAAGATGGTAAACCGTCTGCGAGTGCGGGCAATTGCGAGTACGTTGCCTTCCTTGTGCTGGACGACATTGGCACTAAGAGTCTGCGCCCGCCTATCGAGCCGACATGGATAATGGAAACCTCACCGCAGAATTACCAATGGGGTTACACGTTTGCTTTAGATGATATGCCAACTAAGGGCGAGTTTAGCGCCGCCATTAAAGCAATCGCTGACGCTGGATATACTGACAGTGGCGCGATTAACCCCGTGCGTAATTTTCGCCTTCCTGCGTCAGTCAATTTGAAGCCTGACCGTGCGTCGTTCAAATCTATTCTCGTGGAGTTTCACCCTGAGCGTGAATTTACCCTTGCGCAGATATGTGCCGCGCTTGATGTTCACCCGTCTGCGGCTGGCACGGCAACAGTGCGTCCGATTGCTATTATCGACACAGGCAACGACGATGTGCTGGAGTGGCTATCTTCGCGTGGTGACGTGATGGAGTCTGCTAACGCTGAAGGCTGGGTTGGGGTAGTTTGCCCTAACCACGCTGAGCATACTGATGGTCAGTTGATGGGCAGATACCATCCGCTTAACCGCGCTTACTGTTGCTTTCATGGGCATTGCTCGTCGTGGGACAGCCGTACTTACCTCGCGTGGGTAGCTGAGATGGGCGGCCCTAAACACTCACATGGTCTTCGTGAAGAAATATTGGCAGAGGTCATGCACACAGCGATTGGCAAACTCGAACCCACTGATATGTTCAGCACTGACGCGGCGGCGGCTATCATTGCAGAAGTCGAACAAAAGGAAATCGCGCGGCTTGAAAAGGCGGAGTGGTATCAACGCTTTGCTTACGTCATGTCAGACGATTCCTACTTTGATTTGCAAAACCGTCGTGAATTCTCACGTCAGACGTTCAACGCCGTGTTTCGTCATGTGTCGTGCAAAAGTATTCACTCTGACCGCAAGATAGAAGCCGCCATGAGCTTTGACGAGAATCGTCAGGTGATGGGCGCTAGAGTGCTGGCAGGTATCACCTTTGCCGCTGGTGACTCGGTGATTGCTACGCGTGACGGTGAATTGTATGGCAACCGCTGGCGTGACGCTCGTCCAGATTCATCTCGTGGCGGAAATTTGGGTGGCAATATATCCCTATGGCTTGACCACTGTAAATCGCTTGTTCCAGACGAGCGTGAGCTGGAACACATTTGGGATTACATGGCGTTCAAGGTGCAGAATCCGCGCGTTAAGATTAATCACGCTATTCTTCACGCCGGCGGTCAAGGTATCGGTAAAGATACAATGTATGCCCCATTCATTTACGCCGTGTGTGGACCTCACTTGCGCAATTATTCGCTTATGTCTACTGACACCATTCAATCTGCGTGGGGCTATCATTTAGAAGCAGAAATTATTGTTATTAATGAGCTTAAAGAAGCAGACAGCGCCGCCCGTCGGATGCTTGCCAACAAACTCAAGCCGGTTATCGCCGCGCCACCTGAGATGCTATCCGTTAACCGTAAAGGCCTTGCCCCGTATAACCTTGTAAACCGTCTTGCCGTGCTTGCGTTCTCCAACGACCGTGTGCCGTTGTCACTCGAATCGGGCGACCGTCGTTGGTTTGCCACTTGGAGTACGGCGGAGCGCTTGCCTCCGCAATCGGCTACCGCTATATGGAAATGGTTTAATGACGGCGGCGGGTATGACCTTATTGCCAACTGGTTGTTCTTGCGTGATGTGTCTGCGTTCAACCCTGCTGCGCCTGCGCCTATGACAGACTTTAAAATGTCACTGGTGCAGAATGGTATGTCCGCTGTTGAGTCGTCGCTTCTTGACATGATTACGCTGCGTATGGGTGAGTTTGCCTCCGGTGTGATTGCCTCTCCCTTTCAAGCCATCTGTGAGCGCGCCGCTATGTCGTTTGGCAGTAAACAATTTCCGCCCGCCGCGCTATTTCATGCACTTGAAGAAGCTGGGTGGGCTGATATGGGAATGTGCAATTCGCGCTCGTCTAAGACTAAAAAGCACGTCTTTTGCGCGCCTGAGTTTGCGTACATGAGCAAGTCTGCGCTGCGTGATATGGCAGAGCAAAAACCTGTTGCAAAAGTTGTAGCGATTAAGTAGACTAGTTGCAACAATTCTCTCTAATTGTTAGTTCATGTGTACTTAAAGTGTTCCTCAATTATCGGCTCGGATGATTGGGGAATTTTTTTGGCATTTGGTTTCGTGGCAAAAATTTGCAAATCGTTTCGTGGCAAAAATTGAGCGTTCATTAGATTTGAAATCCTAGCCCCTACCAAATTTGAAATCCTGAGCCTTCATATATACGCGTTTCATGCGCGTTTCACGCGTGATTTTACGTCCGCGCCTGGCATTGGATAAAGTGTTTTTATAGCCTTTATCGGCTTGCTGCAAGCTGATTGAATGTTAGGCAATACTAGGGTATTGCTAAACTATTTATTGCAGTGTAACGGGCTTTATACGCCGTTAAATAATAGGCAATAAAAAAGGTTTTTTAAGGCCTTGCAATTGTTTGATGCAATAAAAAAAGCGCCTTTTCAGGCGCCTTCTTGTTTAGCTTTCCAGTAGAATTGCCAATATAGCGAATTTAACTAGAATTAAAAATACTATTAACATTAGTTGTCTACCCCATACTCGCGCGCCACGCGTCAATTGATAAAATTCTATACTTTTTCATAGTCTCATACCCATGATAATACTAGTTTGAAACGTATCGCGGTTAATTTGAATTAAACTATCACGAAAACTTAACATAATGTTTTCGTCTTTATAGCATTCAAGCGCGTTAAGTAAGTAACCAACGTCGATACCTTCACTTGTTTTTGTGCCACTTGAATGAATGAATGGCACACTTGCAAGCGTATCACCGTGATGAATAAAATCTAACGTCTTATCGGTAACAGTTAATATTACACCCTGTAATTTAGGTGGTAAAAAAGGCGTAACGTCTTTTATCGCCTGGATTAACAATTTTCTATTAACGTCAATGTCGCCGTTAATTGTCGTATTGAACACTTTTGAAAAATCAGGATAACGATGGTCAATTAACCGCACTTCAATAGTCCAATCATCGCCCGTAAATTTGGCATGAGTTTCTGTCACTGTCATCAAACAAGATGTTTTAATCTTACTTAGTATGAGTAGTGCTTCAGATGGAATTAACGCGCTAAAATCAGGGCCCGTTTCGCCTATCGCAGTATTCATGATAAGTTTATGGCCATCACTACCAACCACTTGTAATTTATTATTTTCACGCTTGAATTGCATGCCTTTTAAATAATAGCGCACTTCTTTCGGTCCACCCGTCATCTTTAACCATTTTGAATTAATAAAGTTGGCGGGTATATGTTGAATACCAATAATTTTATTGTCATCTTTAGCAACTTGAAAAAACGCGCGTTCTGATAACGGCAACGCGTTACCTTTAACGGTTAAATCTGCGGTGATATCTGTTAACTTAAACGCTTTAATTTTAGCTAACTCTAAAACCACGCTTTTATTGTGATGCTTATACAATTCAACGCTTAACGTTGAAGTGTTAATCTTTACGCAGTCGCTTTCGAATTTTGCGACGTGATACCCTGCAGCGCGTTCTTTTAACGCTTGTTTTACTACTTCAGCGAAAATTATATTTTTCATTGTTATTCTCTATTTTTATTAGGTGCAAAATTACACCGCATAACGCGCGAGTTAGTCACGCGCTATACGTTGGAATCTTACGCGTGCCACGCCTTGCAAGCGCGCCGACTTAAATAATAGTAGGCGCTGCTATCTGATAATTGATATTCACTAAGCATTGCGCGCGCTTCTTTTATAGTGTCAAACGCGTCGACTGTTTCAAGATAGCCTGCACTTTTACGTTGTATGTAAATCATAGCGCAGCTCCTATTTTCGACGCGTCAAAACAAAATGAATACCCGCGACCGTCCGCGCTATCACCATATCGCATGTTATCTAAATTCCAATTTAAGTTATGTTTAGCCACTAAAGCCTTAACTGCTTCAAAATGGCAGTCAACGCCGTCGAATTCATGCGGGTATGAAATAGTAACTTCGAAACCTTTAAAGGTGCCATGAGATGCGGTGAAGGCTTTTATTCTACTGCCGCGTGAATTTGACGCGCTTATATACTTAGTATGGATTGCAATCATTGTCATTCTCTCTATAGTGTAGTTAGTCATCAAAATGGATGACTTGCTAAACATTATAAAGCAATAAAAATTAAATGCAACACTTTTTATTGCATATAGTTGAATTGTGGTTAGTGGTATGCATTATGTAGTCAGCCTAAAGGGTGTCAGACTGACTACGCGCAACCCCGCGCCTGTACTGGGCTGGAGGTGTTGTAGTCAGTTGTAGGTAGTATATTTATTATAAGATAAGAATTATAATATATACCATAATAATAATAAGGTATATAATAATATATATAAAAGACGTGCGGGTAAAGTATTACCTACCGCTGACCACAATCGCGCAAACCCACGCCACCACTGGGCGGAGGTGTAGGCAGTCACACTGTTTTTAATTGCCTACATATGCTTACATGACTGCCTACACTATCAGGGCATACAGCAGGGCATACAGCAGGGCATACAGCAGGGCATACAGCAGGGCATACAGCAGGGCATACAGCAGGGCATACAGCAGGGCAGACAGCAGGGCAGACAGCAGGGCAGACAGCAGGGCAGACAGCAGGGCA